AGCAAAGGCAGAGAGACGCCAAGGCACAAGGATACACGTTCAGCTACATCAGAACTTCAATGGGCTATACGATTGGGTTCTGCCGGGAATTATCCGTATTTTACCGCATTGATACGAGTGGGTGATGAAATCTGCAAGGGAAGAAAATTCGAAGATCATTCGCAAATTTGTGGCAATGTGCGGAATAGAAGATCATGATCATGCGGAAGAGATCGTCATAGATGCCGCCGAGATCGCATTGCAAATAGAAAGCGAGTTCGCACATGCAGACACAGAAAACGCTGTCGTCATAACACTGATGGGTTATGCACTGATGAATTTAGGGATTGATCGCGTCTTAACTGACTGGGGCTGGCAAGATCCAGAGGTTTCAGGGACTTCACCGATATCCGCCAAAACCTACACAAAATTAACCAGAGAATGTTTCACCAATCACTTTAAAAGGATTCATAATGACTACAAAGAAAGAAGAATACAGTCTAGCGATGAAGGCAGCAAACCTAATCAATGAGCTTGTTGACACAATGATGCTGCTGGATAATATTGGCGAGGACATTTACGCAGAGTGGGGTGACGTTGGCATTATGAACGCAAGGCACGAAGTAAAACTCACCCTTTATCGAGAATCTAGAAAGATACTTGAGAGTTGGAGGGTTGATGTTCTTGAGGAAGAAGACCAGCAGAAGTGCGGGGGGATGGGCTGTGAACTCTGTAGAAAAGCTTTCTGATAAGGAGTATTATGCTTCTTATGGCAACTACATGTCTGTCAGTTTACTCAAGAAGTTCGCTGAAAATCCAATGGATTTTCCTGAGTACCTAGAGAACAGATATGAAATTGATAAGCCAAGTGACGCATTGGTCCTAGGTCAAGCGATTCACGTCTGCACATTAGAATCATACGGTGATTTTTCTAGTCAGTTCTCAGTCTTAAAGGATTGTATCAATGAAAAAACTGGTAAGCCTTATGGCAGGAAAACCAATGCTTGGACTAGACTTTGTAAAGAAGCCGACATCTCGCCGTGGAAGGCGTTGACTGAAGATGAGTGGGACAATGTAATAGACATAGCAACTTGCTGCATTCATGATAGTGCGTTGGGAGGCATTATACAACAATGCAATCGCGTGGAGTATGCTTTGCGTGGAGAGCTATTGGGATTGAAGTTCCAAGGAAAGATGGACGCTTGGAACGGCGACCGACTAATCTTCGACCTTAAAACGACCCAAGACACCGATGAAGCTTACGACGCCTGCTATCGTTATAAGTACGCTTGGCAAAGCTTGGCTTACAAAAACCTGCTGGCCGGCGTATTGGGTTGTAAGCCAAAAGATATTAAATTTTATTTTGGCTTTGTTGAGAAAACTGGCACATACAGGACTCGACTCATTAATTCTGAATTGATAGAAACAGAACACACCGAAAAGCAGTTCTGGAGAGCGATTGAATCAGCAGAGCAGTGCAAGAGACATGGTGACTATCGAATCGGTTCACTTTATTTGTGAGGGGTATTATGAGAATTGAAACTGGCATTAAGCAAAGGCCGAGGATCTGTTGCATCTATGGATCACATGGAATCGGCAAGAGTACGTTTGCTTCTAAAGCAGACCGATCTTTGTTTTTGAACTATGAGGATGGACTTGATGAGATCGGGCCAAGCCGAACGCCGTATTTGGACACATACGACAAACACATTGAAGCTTGGAAGTGGGTTGTCGAAAACCCCGACAGTTATGATTGGCTGGTCATTGACGGCATCGATGCACTTGAACTTCTGCTAATCAAGAAAATCTGTGACGATGCTGGCGTTGACGCGATCAATGATATTGGGTATGGTGTAGGGAAACAGAAACTGAGGAAGGATTGGGCAAAGTTCTTAGGTCTTGTTCATTTTGTTCGAGACAGTCTCAAAAAGAACGTGATGATCGTTGGTCACGATATGGTGATAACACAGCGTGACCCTGAACATCCTGAATACGACAAGCACTACCCCAAGCTTGTTAATAAAGATTTCAGCGAGCTATTGGTAGAAAGGTGCGACGAGGTTTTTTATGTTTATGAAGATTTGCGTTTTACTGAATCGAAAGGAAAGTTTGGTGCAAAAGAAGTAACTGTTCGTGAGGGCCGAGGAGTTGTTATGCGTACAAAGGGCAAGCCTGCCGTAACCGCAAAACGCCGGCTCGAAATGGAAGATGTTTGTGAATTTAACTTTCAGGTCTATCAAGAAGCTATTGTAAAGGGTGTAGAAAATGAGTGATTTCCTATTTAACGAACTTAATTCAGCACTTTCGACGACCGAAGCTTGGGAACCAAAGGCTCAACGCAGAAAGGTTCCTGCTGGCGATTACAATGTGGAAATTACAGAATGTGAACTTAAATCCGAGGAGGATGCAACAAAGCTAACAGTTCAAATGAAGGTTCTAGGTGGCGAATACGAGGACGAAGTGATCTGGAACACATTTTGGGTTAAGGGCGGCAAATTTGCTTGGATGAACGAGAGAGATCTTCGGTTTATCAAGCAAATCCAAATGATTGGCGGCCTCGACGCAATCAATCGAGAGACTGACCTCATTGGCATCACTTTGGGAGTTAAGCTTGAAGAACGTAATGGTTATGTCAATCTAAAACGTGTTTTCACTAAGGTTAACAACCCTGGCCCGTCGACCGAAGCTGCCCAGCCAGAGAAAACAACAATGAACAAAGTTTCCAATTCCGATCCGTTTGCAAGTTTCTAGGAGGTGGGTTATGGCTAAGAAAAAAGTAGAAGAGAAAAAAGAAGAAACGATTCGAGATGATGCACGTTACATCGTTCAGAATCCAAAGGAAAAAAGATTGGTTAACGGTGCGGCATTAGCTGACGCAATTGACGAACTGCATCCTTGCCTTGTGTACTACCAAGGAAGCGAGCAGAAAGTAATGATGCGTCAGTTTGGTAAGCAGTACAACTTTTCTATCAAGGTTGGGTAATGACGAACGTTGGAGTTGAGAGGACTCTGTACGAACTCACAATCACCAAGTCAGGTAATGAATCCTTCTTGGTGAGCTATTACTGCGAAAACGGGCTAGTCCTGAAGGAATGGCTTTTCCCTAAGAGTAAGTTCTTTAAGCAGTGGTGGGAAAGTAGAAGTAGTGTTCCGGCTCCAAACTCAGCAAAGGTGGCGGTGGATCTTGCTAATGTTGGCAAGGTTCGCCCCACCTCTTCTTTGGAATACGAACAAGATGGGAGGTGGCCGAAGGTAAAAAAGACGAACGTTGGAGAATATCCGGTATGGGTCGCAGAATTCCTGAGAGAATCAATTGAAGTTTTCGGGGATGTTTCGGTAGTAAAGGTTATTTTATGAAGACAATTGGCGAGTTAAGAGAACTTAACCAGTGGGTTTGTTGGGATACTCAAACAGGCAAGAAAGTTCCTATATCTCCATTTGGAGGCAGGGCGTCGTCCACTGATAGCACAACTTGGGCGACATATGCACAGGCTGTTGAGTGCATGAATGTAAACGGGTATTGTGGAATTGGCTTTGTTTTCAAAAAGGGTGATGGTCTTGCAGGAATTGATCTTGATCGCTGCTTGGACGAAAACGGCAGTATGAACTCGTTTGCCGCTTCCATTGTTAGCCGAGTTGAAACCTATGCAGAAATTTCCCCTTCGGGAACTGGCATTAAGATCATCGGTTTATGCGACGAAGACTATAGCGGTAAAAACACTCCTGAAATTGAACTGTACACACATTCTCGGTTTTTTGCGATAACTGGGGAATGTATAACCCATGATGAACTTGGAGACATCTCTGAGATCTTTCAAGAATACTGTTCTAAGGCTCGTGAATACAGCAATGACACCTCAGTCAACTGGGGGCCGCAAACGTCGTCAGAATCGACACTGGAGGCCGCTAGGGCTTACTTGGAGAAGATGCCACCAAGCGTTTCCGGTATGGGTGGTCATAACGCTCTGTTGACTGCTTGTTATCGTATGTTGGTTGATTTCGCTCTGACTCCAACAGAGTCTTTTAATCTGATCGAGGAGAGCTTTAACGGTCGTTGTGATCCTCCGTGGAGCGAGAATGAGATTGTTCGAAAAATAGAGCAAGTGTATCGAAGGGGAGATCCTAAAAAGGACGATAACTACAACATAGCCAACGTCGACAGGGACATTGAAGGTTCTATCGACGAAGAAGGAATTCTCTCAGTTTCGAGCAACCTGCTTGCTGCTGGTTCGTCGGTACGGATACCGAAAACGTTGCTCGATCTACCAAAAGATGGAGCGATGTATGAATTTGCAAGTTACGCACAATCGATTAATAGCAGGGACTCTTGGGCGTTATCTGTCACGGCTGCGATTAGTTGGTACGCTGCCTGCACGGGGCGTTCTATTATGGATGAGACGGGCACCAAGACAAACATCTATATTGTTACGCTTGCTCCTTCTTCTGGTGGTAAGCAGGCACCACAAGATTCTATTAAGGCTGTTTTTGACCGAACCTCAAACCCGGACATCATAGGTGGTAAAGTGACCTCTGATGCAGCGATTGGGTCATTGCTAAGGGATAACCCAAACACTTTGTGTATATGGGACGAGTACGGTCTTTTTATGCAGAAAACAAAAGGCGGAGTCCAAGCAACTATCAATGATGTTATGCTTGACCTGTGGGGTGCTGCGAATAGCAGGTATAGGTTAAAGGCATATGCTGACAAGGAAAAAGACATAACCATTTGCCAGCCATGTTTTTCCGTAGCAGGCTACTCAACGGCAGATCATTTCTGGGCTGGATTAAACCGGATGCATTTGCGTGACGGATTTGCTGGCCGCTTGATGGTGATCGACACTGGTGATAGGTCGCCTAGAAAGCAAAAGAAATTCTCCTACCCGAGCAAAAAGCTTATCGATAGAACTCAGTTTTGGATCGACAAGGGAAGGACGCCTTTGACGGATGCTGGCATACAAAACAACCCAGAGGCCGAGATTATAGAAATCGACAACAATGCGAAGGCTGTGTTTAATGAACTTTGGGAAGAAATTGAAAGATACCAGTCTGATGAGGAGCAGGCTATTTGGGGACGTGCCCCAGAAAAGGCACAAAAATTGGCGTTAATTAGAACACTTGATCGCCACCCAAGTGAATGGATCGTCCAAAAGTCAGATGCCGAGTGGGGTGTAGCTTGGGCTAGGCATACCTCTGAATACATGCTAACAGAGGGCAGGAAGCGATTAGGTATTGATGGGTCATTCGACCAAATCAAGACTGAAGTATTCTCAATGCTGAAACAGAATAAGGGCAAGTGTGGGTACAAAGAGCTACTGAAAATGGTCGGCTGCTCTCAACAACGATATGAATCAGTTGTCAGGACATTGGTTACAACAGGACAGGTGAAAGTTGCTAAGTCTGGAAGTGGGAAGGTGGTTTACTTAAATGCGTAAGATGATCATAGGTATTGACCCAGGATCAAATGGCGGCGTTTCATTTTTCCATGAGGATTGGATCGCAGTCGAAAAACTACCACAAACGGGAAACGGCATACTTGAGCTTTTCCGGCTGTACACGGCTGGGTTATCAAAAGAAGACATTATAGTTTTCATCGAAGCAGTGAAAGGCCGAGGTGGTTGGGGGGCAACCCAATCATTTAATTTCGGCAAGGGATATGGCAGGACACTCGGAATATTGGAAGCATTAGAATGGTTGTACGAGGAAGTGGCTCCTGTGACATGGCAAAGGAGAGTGATGAACAAAACCAGCAAAGGGGACAAAAACATGCTGAAAGAATTTGCGAAAGAGCTTTATGGGAATTTGGACAAAACGGATGGGAGCCTCCCGATAACTCTGTGGAGTGCGGACGCACTACTGATAGGGACTTACGGGTGCATTGTGGAGGAGGGGCGATGAGCGATCCTGTAAATCACCCATCGCACTACAATATGAACAATGGCTGGGAAGCTATTGACGTGACAGAACAGTTCAATTTTTGCCTCGGTAACGCCCTCAAGTACATTATCCGTTGCGACCATAAGGGTAAGCCAATAGAAGATCTAAGAAAGGCTGTGTGGTACTTAGAAAGGGAAATAAGAAGGAGGTCCAGCAATGGGACGGCTTGACAATAGAAGTGTCGATGAGTTTAAAAGCCACATTGGCTTTACAACTGAGATCGAATCACGGCTGATGGAATGCTGGGCACAGTCCCTGAACTCTGACTGCCTTGCTTACATGGACAACGGCGTTGACAACAGTGGACAATATGTCGAAGATGGATTAAACACATCAGATGTTGACTTCATTGTAGTGACAGAGGACGGCCCAGAGAAAACTGAACTCAAATTCGTTCCCACTGCCGGCAAGTTGACTCTTAAGCTTAATGATGTTAGAAATTACATTAGACAAAAAGCCCGTGTGCTTTTTATATTCAACACAGGAAAAGAATCACTTAAAGTACCAAAAGACCTTGACATTGAGGCACATTGGAAAAGAATTGCTAATGCACATTTAAAAGGAGAGCTTAAGTGGGCACTGGTTGATCACAAAACTCTAGCAAAAATGCTGAGTAGCACAGAACCTCAGAAGATTCCGTACATGGGGGGAAAGCAAGGTATTATAATTACGGAAAAAAAATACAGTAACTTCTTTGATTTAATGGATTTTGTCTATGACAACTAAAAACTTATCGGATTTTACATTTGTTTCTAAATACAGTCGATATCTTTCTAGTGAAAACCGACGAGAAACGTGGCAAGAGTCGGTGATGCGTTCGCGTCAGATGATGCTGAAGAAGTATTCTAAGTTCCCAAACGCAGTTCCTTTTATCGTCAGGGCGTATGACGATGTACTTAACAAGAAGTGCCTAGGGTCAATGCGTTCGCTTCAATTTGCGGGTGAACCGATTGAGAGACACAATGCTCGCATGTTCAACTGCGTGGCATCTCATTGTGATCGGCTCGATTTTTTCAAGGAGTGTTTTTACTTATTGCTTTGCGGATGCGGTACTGGATACTCGGTTCAGAAACAGCATGTTGCGTTGCTGCCGGCCATGAAGCCGCATGGCGTTAAATCGCAATACATTATCGAGGATTCAATTGAGGGATGGTCTGATGCGGCAGATGAACTGATCAGATCTTACTTTGGACAAGGCAAACATCCTGTATTTGATTTTAGCAACATCCGGCCAAAGGGTGCCTCGCTCTCTGCTGGAGGAAAAGCACCTGGACCCGAACCACTTAAGAAAGCACTGGAAAAAGTAGAAGATGTTTTGGAGAACGCTGTCGAGCATGGAAAATTACGACCTGTTGATTGTTATGATATTGTATGCCACCTTGCTGACGCAGTTATCAGTGGTGGCGTTCGCCGCAGTGCGACAATTTGTGTCTTTAGCAAAGACGACAAGGAAATGTTGTCCGCTAAAACCGGAAACTGGTTCACAGAGAACCCACAGCGAGGAAGATCAAACAATTCCGTCGCATTACTTAGATCTGAAACGACGGAATCAGAATTCAAAGAGATCATGCAGTCGGTTCAAGAATTCGGAGAACCGGGATTCGTTTGGGTCGACAATCTAGATGTTATCGTCAACCCATGCGTCGAGATTGGGATGTACCCAAAATGTCCGGTAACTAAGCAAACAGGGTGGCAAGGCTGTAATTTATCAACCATTAATGGAGCAAAGATCAAAGATGAATTTGACTTCTATTCCGCCTGTTTCTCTGCGGCTGTCATCGGAACATTGCAAGCAGGGTTTACTGAGTTTCCCTACCTTGGTTCGGTCAGTGAGTCAATCTTTGCTTACGAGTCGCTACTCGGTGTGTCGATCACCGGCATTATGGACTCGGCTGATATCCTCCTCGATCCTGAAATCCAGCGAACTGGGGCTGAGGTCGTCAAGTACGCCAACAAGCTTGTCGCTGACATGGTTGGGATCAGAACTGCTGCCCGCACTACATGCGTCAAGCCAGAGGGAACAGCATCCTGCGTCCTTGGGACTGCCTCTGGTATCCATCCGCACCATTACAAACGATATATCAGGCGAGTACAAGCTAACACGCTCGATGCCGTCTATCGCCATTACAAGATCTACAATGATGAGTCATGCGAAAGGTCTGTCTGGTCAGCAAACGACACAGACGACGTTGTAAGCTTCGCTATCGAGGCCAAAGCAGGTGCAATCACCAAACGAAAGGTAAACGCCATTGAGCTTTTAGAGAATGTCGTCAGCACGCAGCAAAACTGGGTTATTCCAGGAACTAACTCGGAATTGTGCCAGATCAAAGAGATCAGTCACAATGTTAGTAACACTATCAATGTTGAGCCAGATGAATGGGATGATGTTAGCGATTTCATTTACAATAACCGAAAGCATCTGTGCGGCGTCAGTCTATTATCTGCAACAGGGGACAAAGATTACGCACAAGCCCCGTTCGCGGCGGTTTACTTGCCTAGCCAGATGATGAAACACTATGGCAATGACCCAGTCCTTCATGGGTGGGAACTGCTCGCTGGCGTCAACAACGATGGAGAGCTTTGGCAGTTATGCCATGATGCTTTGTTCGAGTTCAACAAAAACAGGGAGTTTGACTTCAAACTGCAAGAGTTTGCAAATAAACACAATCTTTCCCATAAAGAAACTACTTATCTCCTAAAGGATCTCTGGACCTATGACCGATACTGTGCTATAAAGGAGAAAGCAGTTTCGGTTGACTACACTCAACTTATTGAATTACAGGACAATACCACCCAGCAGCAGGAGATTGCTTGTGCTGGTGGTGCATGTGAAATCTAATGCGAGGGTGATGTGAAAAAACTTTACGAGTTGGCCGGAGGGGATACTTTCATGCACGCTGGAGTTAACTGGAGAGTAGATGAGTTTTTTGGAAATCATCGCGGATGTCGTCCAGCAGGCGATCCTGCTGACGGGGTTTATGTGCTTTTTCACATTGATGATGAGGTTCAGGTCTATGAGTGGTAAAGATATCCTAGTGGGAACGATGATGGTCATCATGTCTTTTTTACTTGGTGTACTCTTGTTTAATTGATATACAAACAAATGAGGTTAGAAATGACACGAGTACGATTTACATGTGGCGAGCTACGAGACATAGTATCCATCATGGAACTGCTGGACAACAAACCTAGTGAAGGTTCAATTAGCCAGTTCGGCGGCGGAACTCTTGAATGGCACACGGGCGACGAGTGTGATGGATGGATTGAGTGGGACGACGGCCAGTTCTGGTTTGTGCCGGCAAACAACAAATGTGAAGCACGCCAGCAGGCGTTGGACGACCTGACTGAGCAGGCTCAGGACTTGGGTATGGGTTATTAAGAGTCGGTACTTGGGTAAAAGTCCCGACACATTCTTACTGGAGTGTTTGAAATGAAATTCGTTAAAATGAGTGACACGGCAATCGCACCAACCAAGGCACATACATTCGACGCGGGGTGGGATCTCTATGCCGATGAACATGTGGCGATCATGCCGGGTACTACGCAGGTCGTCAAAACCGGCATTGCTTTCGATATCCCACAGGGTTTTGCAGGTTTGATCTGGCCACGATCTGGGTTATCCGCGAGATATGGGATTGACGTGCTGGGAGGTGTCGTTGACTCTGGATATCAAGGTGAAGTGAAGGTCGTTTTATGCAACACAGGCAACGGAACGTGGACTTCAGCCCCTAGCACTAGAATAGCCCAGATTGTGTTTCAACCTATCCTTATGGGTGGGTTATTTGAAGTAGAAGATTTCCAAGATCAAACAACAAGAGGCGAAGATGGGTTTGGATCAACTGGACAGTAGCACAATTTATGCTGTTTTGACTGTATTATTGGCGATTGTTTCTATGTTTTTAGCTGCGTCTTGGTATAGCGAGTATTTGACAAGACGTGATTATGAACAAGCTTTCCATGATGAGTACGAAGACTCTGTGTCAAGGATGCGTGAAAATGATAAATTGATAACCCAGTTGAAGTATTACAAGCAACTAGTTGAGAGCCTTCGAACGGAGAAGCCAGCAAGAAAACCAAGAAAATAGCATCATTTACGACAAGATAGCTAACTCTAGTAGCACTATTTGAGTAATCATCACTCACTTAGTGCTATTTTTCGAT